ACCAGAACCAAGGGCTAGTATCATTAGCCAGGTCAGGGTTGATAGAAATATGAAGGTGCTTAGTGTGAGGGTTGCTACCAGTATAAGGACGATTGCCAGACTTAGCCTTGTCGCGTGACCAAATTTTCTTATTGAAGATAAGGTAGGAAACCCTGTTATCCTCTTTAAGTTTTTCAAATATCTCGGCACAGTCAATACCTGCCTTTGGGTCGTGGGTCAGGTCTACTGCTAGTCCAGTATTGTGATCTGAATTAGGACTTGCCTTGATGTGAGCCTTGCTTGGCAGAAGTCCGTCCGATGCCTTCTTTCGCTTGGGAACAAGCGCAGTTGCCTGCCTGAGAACGGCAAGTGCTGCAGGTGTTGCACTCTTTACAACAGGTTTCATTCATTTCCTCAGTGCTTCCTTGACTAGCTCGGTTAACAATTCTACTTTTTCTTCTAGCAAATTGATTTTATCTTTGACACTTGAGCCACCATTGGGTCTTAGTTCATATAGGTAATGCTTGACTAACCAGCGTATAAGTCCAGCAAATCCAGTGATTATTGTTAGTGTGGCTACAGCTAGCCCAGCCCATTCAGTAGGTGTCATTATACGCTCCGTATAGTTACTAGCAAAGTGCCCCCGAAACCTGAGAAGCGTTTATCTGTTGGTGTCCGATTGATGAAGTCCATCTCTTCTATGAGTCCAATGAAAGACTCACCTGTTCTGAAATCCTGAACGACAAGAGTGTCGCCAAGATTTTCTACTGCTTCGAGTTGTTGCATACGATCCCAAGCAGAACCTTCATAGCCTACCTCTACTCCAAACTTATCCGTCTCGTGGTCATAGCAGAAGACTGGATATTGAATCAGTCTTTGACGAGGGATTGCTGGTAGAGATTTGATTTGGTAACCATTAAATATAGGGCCAAGAGTTGTATCAGCAGTAGAGCGAGTAAATGTAAACTTGAATCCTAGATACTCCTGAGCTGAAGCAGGATAAGGGATACCACCTTCTGTAACAGTTTCACCCTGTGAATAGGTTCCGATATTGTAGCTAGTGCCAGCAGAGTCAATAGACTGCAGGCTTAGACCACCATTGGTAGAGATAAATCTAGGAAATAGTAACTTGTATATCTTAGGTTCTAAGGTGTTATAGCGGATATAACCAGTCTGCAGGTAACCAGATGCAACCTTAACTCCGTATGATTCTAGCCATACTCCATCACCTGGAACTGTAAAACCTACGCGGTCTGTGCCACCAAGGAATGCTGTTGTGCCAGCAGTAACAGTCTCACCAGTAGCGCATACATCCCAAGCATAAGCAAAGACAAGGCTATTAGGAACTACTGGTTGTGATAGGTCAATACGGACTAGACCTGATTCAGTATTCTGCTTGGTAGATACATAAGCAAACTTGTCTCTAAATACTACATCTGTACATTCAGCTTCAAATAGCAATGGTCCATAGGAGACATCTCCTTCATTGCCTAGAACTCCTACTCGCACACCTTTGTTGGTGCATAGTACCGCGTAGGTACCAAGGTAGGTATCAAAGGTATTGATGATCTCACCTTCTGGTAGGTCAACAACTACCGAAGGAACGCTAAGTTCTGGGAATCCAAGAGCATTAGCATTAGCAAGATCTAAAGTAATCTTATAGATAGATGAGTTCTTACGACTATATCCGCCTACATAGATAGCCTGTGGTCCTTCTGAAATGGTAGTCCAAGTCCAGTCACTTTGTGGATGGGTATAGTGGTCTGAAGGTAGAGCTCCACCGCCAGTATGAGTAGCATTTAATTCATAAAGTTTATTATTGATAGTAGCAATAAGGCGTTGTTTGATGTATTTAATTCTGGCACTTGTAGTGCTACTTGCGTTATAGGTTTCAACATCGCTGGTAGTTCCGCCGATGTTTCCTCGGTGAACGTGAGTAGCGTTGATAAACCAGTATCTAATTCCATCTGTAGTTAAATCAAGAATGGTAGATGGAGTACCTGCTTGGGTATAAGTAGATGCAGTAGGAGTATCATTGCTCATTGTAATCTTCTTCAAAGCTGTGCCATCTGTTACTACTAGACAGTCATTAGTGCCATCATTGGCACCGATAATTATTGAAGGATTTGAAGTTGCTAAGACTCTTACTGTGGTATTAAGCAGGGTAGCCTGACCCTTGGTCCAGACATCTACACCTTTGGACTCTGTAAACTGGAAGCGAAGCGACTCATCTTGTAGCGGTTCAAAGTATTTAATGCCAGCACCTAGGTGGAATGATGACTGTGAGCGTAGCCACCAACCAGTAAGAGTCTGCTCACCAGGCTCTCTGGTCTGGTCAATCTGTTGCTTACGATACTGAGCTGTGACTCTACGATAGGGTGTGTCATCACTAGCTGCCAAGAAGAATGGCAGACCAGCAAAGGCTACATCGTATGCCTCGCCAGTAGATGAGTAGCTAGTGGCCCCAGCAGGGTTGGAAAGTACGTAGGGAATACCCTCGGTAATGTCATCGCCGTAGGCCACTATTTCTCCTTTGATTTATAAAAATAAATGAGCAGTTTCGCCACATACTCAGGTGGTACTACTTAGAACTATCTTGAGGGATTGTATTACAGCCCTAGGGCAGCCTTCAGGTCATCAACCGATAAACCAACGAAAGCCAATTTTTGTTCAATTGTTGGTTCAATTTCGGGCAATGGGTTTTCAACTGCTTTTTTAATCTGCGTAAATGTTGGCTTTGTTCGCTCGTCTAGCCATTGAATATTTTCATAATCAGTATCAGACAAAACAAATTGTGCTTCAGGAATTAAATCAAAAATGGCCTTAACGATTTGTGAATGTGTAATTGTCATTATGCACCGATTTCTGTAGCGATCATTACCATTGTTGAGGCTGGGTCGTTTATAGCAACGGAAGCTCCGTTGATGTGATTAGCAAAAACTACTTTGTAAGTAGTTGCAGAAGTGGTTGCTGGAGAATCCAAATAAATTGCAGAGGCTTGAAGTTGCTTCTTTACTGCTGATTGAACCAACCCTAATTCTGTGCCGTATTGATGAATATTTGTTGCGCCTCGTAATATTCTTAAGTTTAACGAGTTATCAGCATTTCCATTACTAATATAGATTTGATGAATTACTTGAATTAAAACTTTTGAAGTTGCAGAACTTGGTGTAATTGTCACACTCAAGCCCGTTGCGTCTGCGTAAGTGCTAGTGCTATTACTTGTTATTGATGTTGATGTGCTTTGCACTACCTGCAACACTTTACCACTTGCCGCAGGCGCAGCCCACTTAAGTCCAGTAGCCTCGGCAGAATCTGCGGTAAGAACAGTATTATTGGCACCGACAGGCACTCTAGCCTGGGTAGTGGAGTAACCGAACAAGTCACCCTTAGTTGTTAACGGCGAATTAGCCGTTGTGGGTATTCTTCCCGTAGCCATCTATTCGTGGCTCCTTTCGTTTGTTTGTTTCGTCATAATCTTTATGGATTGTGCTAACTCAGTAAGAGTTTAGCTTCTTCCTCAGTAATGCCTAGCCGATCTAACAGGGCTGCCTTTTGGGCTGCCTTTGCTTCGGCTTCGGCTTCATTCTGGGCTAATACGGCTAAACGCTTTGCTTTATCAACCTCATATTGTTCTAATTCTTCGGCGTTCATTTCTCGTTCAATGATTTCACCTGTTGTTGCATTGTGAATTTTTATTATATGTGTCATTAGTTTATCCCATACAGTATGTAGTCGCCAGAAGTATGATTTCCAGCGTTTGGAAATAATTTAATTTCAGTAATTGCAGCAGTGGAATTAAAAAAACCATTTTGATACAAAGCATTAGCATTTGTAACTGTTGTAGCATTATTATTCACAGTTATTCCTTCATAGGCTTTCCAGGTTGTTGTATTTGCATATTCATAAAATGTGCTCTGTGAAAAACCTTGAGCCGTTGCGTTATCTTGGAAAGAACAAATGTAAATAAAAGTATCATTGAAAGTTACATTATTAGGATTAGTGTTCATTGCAACGCCTGCATAATAACTAGACCCAGTATTTCCATTTAATTGCGCCTTAAGAGTTTCATTGTCTGTGGCTGGTTTCCAATTTTTGACTACTAATCTCAAATCTTTATATGCACCGCTAATTGATGAAATTGTTACCGATGCCCCAGATAAAGTTCCAGATGCAATAACAGTCATACCACCGCCAGCAGCAGGCGCAGCCCATTTCAAGCCTGTCGATGTGCTGGAGTCGGCGGTTAAAACTGTGTCGTTAGCGCCAACTGCTAATCTTGCTGGAGTATCTGCTGCGGTAGCGGTAAGAATATCCGCTTTAGCATCAAAGATAGTCGGTTGGATTCCTCCCTCTATCGAGGGTATTCTTCCAGTAGTCATATTATGATAACTCGCTTCCGAAAGCTGCAAAGGACATAGTTGTAGTTGATGCGTAGATAGTGATTACATCTGCAGCACCAAGAGTGATACCAAGAGTCAAGGTATCTGAGGCATTGCCAGGTAGGGATACATCATAGGCAACATACTGTGATGCAGCCAAGGTTGCTCCGTTAACTCGTACTGCTATGCGATAGGTAGCAGCAGATGCTGCTTGGTTGGCAACTGTAATCGTAGATACAATAGCCTGCGTAGCAGCAGGTACTGTGTACAATGTTGTTGCAGTTGTTGCGCTTGGGTTACTTTGTCCAAGCACTTTATAGGTTGTTGGCATTATTTCTTTTTCCTTTTCTTGTGTTTGGAGTTAGCCACCCATTAAAAGCAAACTAGAAACAGTGCCACCAGCACTACCATCTAAGCCTGCTTCAAAGGCGTTTAGATCATCTGAAGTAAGAACGTGTTTTACCGTAGCACCTGAGCTGTGGCTTGTAGCCGCAGATCCTGCTCTACCTCTGACGATAGTTAGTACATCGCCAGAAACTTGTTGAACGAAGCAAATCTCTTCGCTTGCGGTATCAGGGTCAATAGCAATGGTGAACTGGTCTGGATAGACACCGCCTACTGCTGCCCCTAGCGTCACCCCACCCATAAGCGCAGCAGCCGTTCCTGTAGCAACAGTTAGCGATGTAACAGCGCTGTTGATTCCAGAAGCAAGCGTTGTCTGAACGCTGATTGAGCTGAATTTTCTTATTGCCATAGCCCTTCCTTACTTGGTGTAGTGGATGCGAATTGGATACTTGTCTTGCAACTTCAGCGCTTCCTCCTGAAGTCTCTGTTGATACAGAGCAAACAGATATCTAGATGCAGATGCACCAGAGTTAAATGGATTCTTAGTGTCATTAAGATCAGCTTCAGCGCTGGATAGATTGATACGACCAGCATCAAGAAATGATAAGAGTTTGTAGCAGGCACCAAGGACTGTTACATCATAAGAGCTTCCAGGTAGACCAGTAACATCTTCATAATCATCAGTGTTGGAGTCAAGAGTATTTGGCTCTGTGGTATACCAGACCTGAACTGTACGTCCTGGTTGAATGTTCTCGTAAATGTTTACAGTATTGTTTGTATTAAAGGTAGCGGCATTAGCCATAGAATCTGCTCGCCAGCGATTAACTGGTAGCCATTCCTGAGATGAACCTGTGGTCTGCCAAGACATAAATAGAATCTGCTCTGCATCATCTGGCAGGGCATAGGTAGTCTGTGATGCGTTAAAAGTAAAGGTAGTTGAACTTACTGACCAGAGCTTAGGATAGTAAGAGTTAATCGTATCGTTGATAGCCTTCTTGATATTGCTTCTAGGAAAGGTCGGAGATAAAGTAATCTGAGCATACTGTGCGTGTGGAGAGGCAGTAGTTCCCTGATAACCGCGACCAAAGCCAGGAGCTACAGTTAAAGTATTTGTAGCCTTATCAAAAGTATCAATCCAAAGTAATTCATCGTCTATCTCAATAACACCCTTAGCAAGGTTACTTG